GGGTGGGAGTGGACTCTTTATCGGGCATCGTAAATTTCATGTCATGATCGGCTAACCATTTTGCGTAAGTTATATGGGTAAAGCCATCACAAGCCGCAGAGACTGTGCCTATAACATCATCACCATACGTCATGAATGAACAATTTTCTTTGAAATCCATATCAGGATATAAGGTGAAAAAGCATGATCTCAGCAGAATAGAATTCACGAGAGAATTGATAATGACTGTAAGATTCTGTCCAGACGGATTAGTACCAAACAATTGAATCAAATCTCCATTGTATGCAATCACGGGGTAAACTATTTCATGAACCACCATGCGCATTATATGAAGATCCTTTTCGGTATATCCATCACACATTGAAGCAATATCAATAAGTATATCAAAAGCTGCAATAGTTGCTTGAGCAGGCATTCGAGCATCATACTTGCTGTAATCTCCAGCTAGCACTCGCTCTCTGCCTTTCGACATCGCTGCTTCCCAAAGTTCTTCCCATTCCAAGCCCTCCGCATTGACTCCAACTGCACATTCATAACGTACAGGATTCATCTGGATTATACGGACTATTGGTAGGAAGTACATGCGAACTAACAATTGTAGCATCACAGGGGCACATTGAAAAACTCTAACATCATCTTTAGTCAGTTTAGTCGCTTCATCCTTTAAACAAGCTTTCCACGGTACATATGATCTAACTCCTGATTCTAATACCTCTACCATACGTTCAAATTCTTCCCAAATTTCAGGGGTGAAAGTGCGTGGTTTTGAGATACCAGGATAATCTTCTGGGTTAAGTTCAATTATATATGGATGCTTGTTGCCAGACAAGGGTATTCCAGGGGAGGTGTTCATATTCATGGGATCCACGAATTTAACACCATCTATTCCACTAACGGTTTCAACTCTTGACAGGGGTTTAACTGCGAATAATTCAGGTATCATCTCTTTGATCTGTCGTGTAACTTTCTTGATGTCAATAACTGCCTTTTCCAATACACTTCCAATTGGAAGGCTAGGAATCGAGGCATGTTTTAACGTAGCCTGGAAAGGATATCTTCCCTTACCTTTCATTTTCGGAGGACCCCATTGTTGGGGAACCCCAAAGACTTCTTCGACGGCAGGTGAAATCAATGTTGGTACGACGCTACTCTTCGGTGTTGCTTTACCTAAAGTTTTACCATACACATCGATACAAGCTCCTTCTGGTAAAAAGTTCACGGCGCTCTTGGGATGTATTTCTGCTCCTTGGAATATGTCTTTGCCAAATATTTGTTTAGTGAAGTCACCCATTTCAGGTTTCAGAGTACCACTAGAAGCGGACAAAACCACTCCATTGACCGAAGCTAATTCGTTAATTGCATAATTTGCTTGGTCTAAAGTAAGTGTGCCACAGCCTCCCGTGTCCTCTTTTCCTCCCAGATGAAATCCAAGAATGGTACAACCCTTCATGTCACTAATGACAGGGGACATACACATTCCTGCTTGTGTGATAATGGGGAGTTTATAATAAGATCCCCAAAACACCTTCTGGGTATGGGCTACGGGACCAGAACCTAGAAACAAAGTTGGATAACTCTTTAGTTCAGTTCCTTGTATTTCACGTGTCACCAAACGAGCAGGACATTTCCGCAATTCTTTATCTAAAGGCAAAAATTTCCTAAAATCCTTCATCGATCCTCCCCCTGTAATAAAACATAGGGTAAAATCGGTTCCAGGTATGCTCACTCGGAAAGACTTAGATATCTTGTCTCTGAAAGATCGTCCAACTTGACTCTCAATAGCCTTATAGCAACGAACTCCAATATCACGATCTCCATGGTAATCTATGAAGTGTGTAGGAACAAGTACAAAATTCGAAACTAGATAAAAGCCAAGAACGACTTTGTCCATGTCTGAAACAATTCCGATTAGATTGGTACGCATCGCAGCAGCCAAATCATCAGTAGTCGTGGTCTTGGATGGAATAGACATAGGCAATGGTACAGTTTTCGCGGCTAACCACGGGTTAACTGCATCATTCCTTTCATTAACTTCCTCTTGCGACTCTGGGTTCAAACCAGTATGCATATCCAAAACTTCAGGTTGCCAGTCTTCATTTAATCCTTGACTAACCACCTGGACCTTCTCGGGCGAGTGTCTAGCTCGCATCGCTGCTAGAATAATTCCAATAGCACCGAGACCAATGATGGCGTACTTAGACTGCCATTGCTGGGTGTAGGTCTTCACAACATCACGTAACTCCAAAATGCGGGATCGAACCAACCTTTTATATGTCTGCATTGTAGCGCAAGTATACCAATACATGGATACAAGTGTACAAAACAACCAGAACAAACTCAAGAAAGGCACAACCCACATAAGGGTCATCATGATAAGTATTAGAAAACTATTTCCAGCTGCCAAAGATCTTTTGATATCTTCTCTCCAAAAGAAAAGACCAAATTTCAAGACCTTCGGATGACAAATGTACCGCTCCGGTAAGAAGTCGAGACGTTCCCACCAATCACAGATTCGTGAAGTAGTAATCATAGTCGAGGCAACACCATTTCTATAGTGTGCTTTGAGTTCTGATGCTCTTCGTGAAAAGAAATCGGTAAAGTCTTGACACATTGTCGGTTCAGTAGGAATTTGCGAAAGGTGTGTCTCACCATGTGTGATCTTCACTTCAGCCTCCCTGGTTATACCGGGAGTTCCACTTGACAACTTTGATAGTTTTGTGGATTTTCGCTTCTTCCATTTGATTTCCGAACTTCTATTTTCTCCAGAGTGTGGGTCCAATATCATCCTTGACAGTTTAGTACCATTCTTAGTGATTTCAACTTCAGCAATACGATCACGACAAGGGGTGCCGTACAATCCTTCTGACAAATTCGTTTTTCCACGATTTCGCCATGTGATTTCGCCAATCCCCTCATTAATGATTTTCTCAAAAGTTGACTTCACTACAGGAGTTTCATCATCGAACGCTTTAGGTTGCAGTTTGATGGGTTCTTTAACAGGTTCCTCCACAATTGGTGGACACGTACAATATACCATAGAACAAGATTTGCAAACGGTTGGAATGCTCTCTTGGTTGGCAATGTATTGTCCTTCTTCCGTGAAATGTTCCTTAGATGCTATTTGCACCCATCGTAAATAATCATGGATACCGACATTGGTTAGCTCTTTCCCTTCAAATATAACAGGGGTCATAGCTTCCAAATCAACATATCTCTTATTTTGAACTGCATAGTAACGAACAGACAGCTTCCATGCATCTGGACAAGGAGTACGCCCATATAGGGCTTCTACTTTCCTTCTGCAAAGCATGCCTTTCTCGCAACATTCTTCCTTTGGTTCGACTTTGACATGATACATTCTTCGTAACACAGACTCGGGTTCATTAGAATATTTTGCGGCATTAAGATGTTCGACATTGCTTGAAACAACACAAAAATATGGATTCAAAGAAACTTTTCCTTTTAAAAATACATCCGCCATTGGTGCTAGATATTTGATATTATTAATCACTTGAATAAGGCGGTAAGCAGGAGATGATTCCATAAAAACTTCTTTCGTGTTGGCAAAATCGTCAAAAATGATGGCATTGATATGTGAACGAATGGACGAGGCGTATTTATCATTATCAGCCCATGTCGCAATTCTATCCTTTTCCGCGCTTAACTTGTTATAAACTAGTCCAGCGTTAACCGTCAAATTTGTTAAACATGATTTACCACAACCCGATTGCCCAAATAAACATACGGCAAAAGGGGTAATTCTCAATCCTCCGCGAGTACGTAATTGAGTGAATTCAGATTCATTATCTCTCAAGCGCTCCAATCGATCAGAAACATATTTCCGTTCAAAAGTTTGCTCTTTCTTAATATAGTGCAAGAGATTAGAACCATACTCAATAGCAGTTTTCAACTTCTTATCATACTCGTTGTCATCAGTGGATGTGTATTCGCGCAAGTTGCCTGCAATTGCATATCCATATAGGGAACGTAATTCATTATACATCTTGTCAAACTCAGCAATCTTATCTTCTTCCATGAAGAAAGCCGAGACTTCACCAGTTTGGAAAACACGCCATCCTCCTTTCATAAAGCCTGAAACAGCTTCATAAAACGCTTCAAAAATATCAGCAGCGGCGAGTTGTCTTTTAATAACCATGGGTGAAAACAAGTGAACATTTCCTAACTTGAAAGTGAGATCCGCAGTTGCACACATACCAGACGAAACAATAACATTGATCAAGTGTGTTACTTTCTTGGAGATACTCGAATGTCGAAATTCTTTCCAATTTTGAAAGGCTGAATCCATGGCTACATGCCAAGGCATTTCATTAATTTCTCCATCTTGTACATCCAATATCAATAGTTCGTCAGCAGTTTCACGCATAGCATCTCTACCGAAGGCCTCTTCCAACATTTCTTCAATCTGGGCGTGGCCATCGTCACTAGTCCAATCGGATATATAATCAATCCTCATGATCTGTCTATAGACGCATAACAACAGTGAATCCTTGACATGTGCTTGCAAATACTGCGTAATTGCGGCTATCATTCCACGTTTGGTGCGGGAGTCACGCAAGCTTTCAAACAAACACCAAATTTGAACGGCTTCTTTGAGGTATGGGTCAACACTAAAGTAATCTCGCGCAGCGGCGAAACTACCAAGCTCCCCAATTCCACTTTGAGGGTCCAATACTGGTCTTCTAAACTTACGGTACCAAATCACAAATAATCTTAAACAATCCACAAAGGTTACAAACATGAAGAAGTACATAAAAAAGTTCTTCAAACAAATCAACACAGTGTGAGATTGGTCAGGGATATAAAAAGCAGTACATACCACCATCCATAAATAAAATAGACAGGTAGGCGGCATGTCGAATACCGGATTTAGTTCACGCTTCAACTCTTTAAGTCGTAACTTTCTAAGTTTTCTGCGCTCACATTTATTGCAATAGCTTACCCCCTTAGAGGCTGCCTTGCCTTGCTTTCGCGGCATAGACATTTGGGTTTGGTGGGCACGTTGAATCTTAAAGCTCATCTTCATATGCGGGGGGGCAATTGAAAGGACAAGCTAAAGATTCTTTACCGTGCAGGGCGTCCTGCAGGAAAGATCCTTAGCAGTCGGCACAGCACCTTTGGCCCCCCCGGTGGGGGGTTAATCAGCACTTTCCTCGAGCGTTATTCCACGGACGCATGTGGCCGCTCTCCGGTGAAGGGTTGGCAACGCGGTTGCGAGTGAGTCTCTAAACTTGAATTCAAGCGAGCCTACTCACCAACAACTAAATCATACCATAATGGTTTTGAACACGAAACGCCCTCTACTGAGCCTCGTTTGTGGGTGGGTCCCTGTCCGTAGACGTTACCCCATGTTGAGCACTCAAATCGCTCTTCCTGAAGTCCCACTATTCGTCTCCGACGGGATGGCGGGGTCCCCGGGTCTAATCACATAGGGAAGTAAACTTAACCACTATGCATGCTATAGATTATAGCTTAGATCTCCAAGACATTTAAAGCTTCTTGGTGCATCAGTTGGTAGCTTTAATCAATGCACAAAACATATAACTAAACAAGAATCCTCCTAAAATAGGTGGATCGCTAACAACATATATAACATATAGTGTCGGCTACAGACCGACAATAACACATCACATTGGACCAAATTTATTTTTATATTATTTTATTTTGGTCTCTTTTACAAACGTGAATATTTATTATGCGCTTTCCAGCGCGGGAGTGGATATTTATAACGCGCTTCTCAGCGCGGTGGCCAGCTGGTTTAACACTGGCAATACCTGCTTAAAGAAATGAAATTAATCACTAAACGTAATCTTGCTAAATTGGGGGCGTACCCCCAAAAAGCAACTGTAGCTTCAACGGGGGCTGACCCCCGAAGAAGCCAAACTGGCGGGAAGTTAATCCCGCAATTAGGTAAACCTCTCATGAGCGTAATGCTCATGAG